CGGTCCTTTTACTGCTGTTAGTGGAGATGGTTTTTTTGTTAACACAAATGGTGGTGCAATAACTGTAACTCTTCCAAGCTCTCCTTCTCAAGGAGATATTGTTGCTTTTAAAGATTACAATAATACTTGGGATGATGCATGTAAGGCAGTTACTCTTTGTAGAAATGGTTCTAAAATAAATGGTGTATGTGCCAATACAAATTTAAACACACAGTCTCAATCTGTAACACTTATTTATGTTGATGGGACAAAAGGTTGGCAAGATATTCATGATTCGACTTCTAATGTTAGTGGTAACCCTGGTTTTATTGTCGCCACGGGTGGAACAGAGTCTACTTCAGGAGATTATAAAATACATAAATTTACAGGAGACGGCACGTTTTCTGTTAGTAATGTGGGTCTTAGCCCTGGTTTTGGAACAAAAGTTTCTTACATGGTGGTCGCTGGTGGTGGCGGAGGATCTACATCAAACAGCGGAAATTCAGGTGGAGCCGGTGGTGCAGGTGGGTTTAGAGAAGGTAAATTTTCTTCAGATCCTTATACAGCGTCACCTTTAGCAGCAACACCTTGTTCAGCTTTAGAAATATCTGCTACTAGTTTTCCTATTGTAGTAGGTGGAGGTGGACCAGGAGGTCCTACAAGTTCACCATACATAGGCACTCAAGGTGGAACTTCATCATTTTCTACAATAACATCAGCAGGTGGCGGTTCGGGTGGAACTGGAGACAATCCAAGTTGCGCTACTGCTAGATCAGGAAATGCAGGTGGTTCAGGTGGTGGTTCAGGTGGTGGAGGAACGGGATTTACAGGTGGAGCAGGAAACACTCCTCCAGTCTCACCTCCTCAAGGAAACGCAGGTGGTGGATCAAGACCATCTCCAGGCCCATCACACGATAGTGGTTCTGGTGGTGGAGGTGGAGCTGGTGCAGCCGGTAATCCAAGTCCCGCTGGTAATGAAGGTGGAGCAGGTGGTGCTCATATAAATTCAAGCATTGACGGATCAGATACAGAATATTCAGGTGGATCAGGTGGTGTTGGAACAGCTAGTAACAGAGGATCTAGTGGTGGAGGAGGCGCTGGTAGTAGCGTACAAGGACCTAATCCTTTTGGAACTTTCGCTGGATCGGCAGGAACTGCTAACACTGGTGGTAGTGGTGGAGGAAATATGGCTCCTAATCCTAACTCTCCAGATGGAGGTTATGCAGGTGGATCTGGTGTTGTAGTAATAAGGTATAAATTTCAATAATGACTAGTACAATTAAAGTAAACACAATTCAAAACGCATGTGGAGCAGACATTATAAAAGAGTCTGGTAACACGATAACTCTTGGTGCTTCTGGTGATACTATAGTTTTAGGATCTGGCGCATCACAAACAGGTTTTGGTAGAACAGGGACTGTTGATTGGTGTTCGACAGTTTACACAAATTCACCAGGAACAGTGACTGCTGTGAGTGGAAAAGGATTTTTTTTAAACACAACTTCAGGTGAAATAACAATTAATTTACCCTCCTCTCCATCAGCGGGTGATATTGTTTCAATAAAAGATTACGCAAACACTTTTGATAGTAATAAAGTAACAATAGGTAGAGGTGGATCTAAAATTGGTGGAGCTTGTAATAACGCTGTTTTAAATACAGAAGGACAATCAGTAACTTTAATTTATGTAGACGGTACAAGAGGATGGTTAAATATTCAAACAGACACAACCGTAGCAGGAAATAACTTTATAGAGGCAACAGGAGGAACTATTACAACTTGCGGTGATTTTAAAATTCATACTTTCACTGGCGATGGATGCTTTGCAGTGACTCAAGGACTTTCGGCACCTAATAACAAAGTTAGTTATGTGGTTGTTGCAGGTGGTGGTGGGTCGGCTGAAAACCAATCAGGTGGTGGTGGAGCAGGTGGTTTTAGAGAAGGCAAATGTTCTTCTGATCCATACACAGATAGTCCTTTAGATGCAGGAACAGCTTTAACAGTTTCAACTCAAACTTACCCAATTCAAGTGGGTGCAGGTGGTGCAGGAAATCAACCCGGTGGAGGAACACAGGGTGAACCTTCAATATTTTCAACTATAACGTCCGCAGGAGGCGGAGGTGGTGGAGGGTCTGGAGGACCTGAACCTTTTGGTGGATCAGGAACAGGAGGCTCTGGTGGTGGAGGAGGAGAACAAAGATGTGGAAATTCAGGTAATACTCCTCCTGTAAGTCCACCTCAAGGAAATAATGGAGGAAATTCAACTAATGTTTCAGGAGCAGGAGGTGGTGGAGCAGGTGGTGCAGGAGCAAATGCACCTGGACCAACAGGTTCAAACGGAGGAGCAGGTGTTGCAAGTTCAATAACAGGATCATCAGTAACTAGAGCCGGCGGTGGTGGCGGTGGAGGTGGCCCACCTAATACAGCAGGAGGAACTGGAGGATCAGGTGGTGGAGGTCCTGGAGGACAAGGTGGTGGAGATCCAGCTTCAGCAGGCACAAATGGTACAACTAACACTGGCGGTGGAGGTGGTGGTGCAGCCGTTCCAACTTCAGCGGGTGGTGGTACAGGTGGATCTGGTATTGTAATATTGAGGTATAAATTTCAATAATGAGTACGATTAAAGTAAATAAAATAGAAAAAAGAACAGGAAGCACACTTACATTAGGTGGCGCTTGTACAGCTGTAACTTTAGCTTGTGGTGCTACACAAACAGGATTTGGTAGAACAGGAACTGTAGACTGGTGTACAACTGCTAAAACATCTCCGTTTACTGCAACTAGCGGTGATGGGTTTTTTGTAAACACAACGAGTGGTGCAATTACAGTAACACTACCTGCTTCACCCTCAGCGGGAGATATCGTAGCCGTAAAAGATTATACCGGAACAGCAGCTTGCAATGCAATAACTATTGGTAGAAACGGTTCTAAAATTAGAGGCGCTTGTTCATGTGTTGCAATAAATCAAAACAATGGAGGAGCACAACTTATCTATGTTGATGGCACAGAGGGTTGGCAAATTTTTCAATGTGGTTCTGATGACGATATACAAGCAACTTTTATACAAGCCACTGGTGGAACAGTAACAACCTCTGGTAATTTTAAAATTCATAGTTTTACCGGAGATGGCACTTTTGCAGTAAGTTCAGTTGGAAATGCAGCGGGTGGAGGAGACAAAGTTTCATATGCAGTAGTTGCTGGCGGCGGAGGTGGTTCAAGAGGAGCTGGCGGCGGCGGTGGAGCTGGTGGATTTAGAGAAGGTAAATGCACATCAGACCCTTATACAGCAAGCCCATTAGATGCTGGTGAAGGTTTACAAGTTTCAGTTACAAGTTTTCCAATAACAGTTGGAGGAGCAGGAGCTGCAAGTCCTAACTGTGATTCAACAGGAGGAAGTGGAGGTACTTCAACTTTTTCCTCAATAACTTCTGCTGGTGGTGGTGGCGGTAATATGAATAAAACAAACCCACCTGTATCACCTGTTAATGGTCATGGAATACCAGGAGGTTCAGGCGGAGGTGGTGGTAGTGGATCAGCAACGGGTCCAGCAAGACCAGTTTCAGGTGGATCTGGGAATACTCCTCCCGTAAGTCCCCCTCAAGGAAACAATGGTGGTGGAGGTTCGGCAGTTGATAATACAGGTTCTGGCGGTGGTGGCGGTGCCACAGCGGCGGGTTTAATAGGCGGTCCAGGAGCACCAAGTCCAGGGGTTTGTGGAGTAGGTGGTAATGGTGGTGCTGGAGCAACCACAGTTATTACAGGCTCACCAGTAGCTTATGCAGGTGGTGGAGGCGGTGGTAGCGGAAATAGACCAGCAGGATCATCAGGTGGAACTGGTGGTGGAGGAAATGGTGGTTTTGGTCCAAATACAAATGCAACAGCAGGAGGAACTAACACAGGTGGCGGTGGCGGCGGAGGTGGTTATTCTTGTGCTTCTTTAGGTCAAGCTGCAGGTGGATCAGGTGTGGTAATAATTAGATATAAGTTCCAAAATTAATGATTTTACATAAATTAAAAAATATAATATAAGGAGAATATTATGGCACATTTTGCAAAATTAGGATTAAATAGTAAAGTTATTGGAGTTCACGTAGTGGACAACGTAAACTTACAGAATGCGGATGGTATTGAAGAAGAGGAGATAGGTAGACAGTATTTAGAAAGAATACATAACTGGCCTCTTTGGAAACAGACATCTTACAACACTCAACACAATCAACATAAAAATGGTGGTACACCTTTAAGAGGTAATTATGCTGGTATAGGTTTTACATACGACGAGGAAAACGATGTGTTTTGGCCTAAAAAACCTTACACTAGTTGGGTAAAAAATCTTACAACTGCACAGTGGCAATCACCAATAGGTGATGCGCCTGATTTAACTGAGGAACAAAAAGACACACACTACTATGTGTGGAATGAATCAGGTCAATCTTGGGATCTAACGGAGAGAACACAGCCAGAATAATTTTATGCAGAAGGTGGTGCTGTCAGAGGTTAGTTTGGTTTATGGCGAGGTAAAAACTCCAAAGGGTTTTGAGATAGATCGCAAAACAATAAAAAACATAATTATTGATTCTTATGTTAAAGAAAATAGAATTAGTGATAATGTTTTAGATTATTCTTACAACGATTATAAAATACCTCATTCACAAAAATTACAATGGTTAGTGGATTATATTAGAGATCACTTTAAAAGTGAACATCATCAAACTTTAATTCCTAAACTTAATTTTGCAACTGTTCTAAATTCAAAAGAAAAATCACTTAATAGAAATAATATAGACCCTGTAGATTTAAGAAATGCTGCAGATTATACCTGTGTTTATGGTGTGGATATTAACGGAGACTGTGATCTTGTTATAGAATACGATGATAATAGAAGAGCGGGAAGAACTTGGCGTGTTCCAATAAAAAATAATAACTACTATATATTTCCCTCCACGCAGAGATATTTTTTTACAGCCAATAAATCAAATAAACTTAATGTAATATTAACGATGACTTATGAATATATATAAAAATTTTTTAACTAAAGATCAATTTAACAGTGTTGAAAAAGCTATAATGGGTGATAGATTTCCTTGGTATTTTAACGATAAAGTAGTCGACGGAAATGATGGGTTTTATCAATTTACTTTTGCCTTTATATTAGATGATCAAAAAAACTGTGATTCTGCAGCCATGAATATATTGAAACCTATATTAGATAAAATAAAATATAAAAAAATGAGAAGAATAAAAGCAAACCTTCTAACAAAAACTGAAAAGATAATAGAACATGGTTTTCACACCGACTACTCTAACGTTACAACAGGAATATTTTATTTAAACACTTGTGATGGATACACAAAATTTAAAGATGGCAAAAAAATAAAAAGCGAAAAAAATAAATACATAGAATTTAATTCTAATTTATCACACACAGGATCCACTTGCACAGATAAGAAAAGGAGAGTTGTAATCAACTTTAATTACGTATGAATTTAACTAACTATTTTTGGTATTTTCAATCTGCTATTCCTGAGAGAATATGTGACTTGATAGTAAGGTATGGTAAATCAGAAAAACAGAAAGAACATACGGCTATCACAGGTGGTTATGGTAGAGATAGAGATTTAAATAAACAACCTTTAACAAAAGAAGAATTAAACGACATAAAAAGAAAAAGAGATTCAAACATTGTTTGGATGAGTGATCGTTGGATATATAAAGAAATACAACCATACGTACACATGGCAAATAAAAATGCAGGTTGGAATTATGAATGGGATTGGTCAGAAAATTGTCAGTTTACAATATATAGAAAAGGCCAATACTATGACTGGCATTGTGATAGTTGGGATAAACCGTATGCAACTAAAGATAATTCAAACGGAAAAATTAGAAAGTTATCTGTAACAGTATCACTAACAGATCCAAAAGAATATAAAGGTGGTGAGCTAGAATTTGATTTTAGAAATCTAGATCCTGATGCAAAAAATAATACACATATTTGTAATCAAATATTACCAAAAGGCTCGTTGGTAGTTTTTCCATCTTTTGTATGGCACCGAGTCAAACCAGTAACGAAAGGAACAAGGCATAGCTTAGTGATATGGAATCTAGGTTATCCTTTTAAATAATATGATAAATAATATAGTACAAGGCGGAAGCAATAAACCAAAAAATCATGTAGATTTTAAATCTGCATTTCACTTTGCCTCTCCATTATGGATGGCAGAAGTACCCATGTTTTTAAAACAGTCAATTAAAGTAACAGATAAATATGTTAAAAAAGCTGATAAACTTTTAAAAGATAAATTAAAAAATGAACCTAAATGGAAAAAAGATATAGGCACATTTGGTTTATCTAAACATAGTGAAAGTTTTTCTCAAGATCCTAAAATTAAAGATTTAGTACAATTCATAGGACAACGATCTTATGAATTTTTAGATTGGTCTGGTTTTGATTTACGAAATCATAGCTTGCATTTTACAGAGTTTTGGGTTCAAGAGTTTAGTGAGAAAGGTGGTGGGCACCATGATACTCATGTTCATTGGAATCAGCATGTATCTGGTTTTTATTTTTTAAAGTGTAGTGAAAAAACATCTCTTCCATCTTTTCACGATCCTAGACAAGGAGCAGAGATGACTAGACTACCTTTAAAAGATCCAACTAAAATAACTATGGGTCAGGGCATTATTAATTATAGACCTAAACCAGGCACTATGATGATATTTCCTGGATACGTGCCACATCAATTTACAGTTGATCCTGGATTAGAACCTTTTAGGTTTATACATTTTAATATTAAAGCAGTAGAAACAGCCATATCAAAAGAAAGGAGTATGAATAATGAGCTTCAAAAAAAATAAATATTGCGTAATTAAAGAGGCAGTTCCAAAAGATATAGCTAATTTTGTCTATAATTATTTTTTAATGAAAAGACAAGTTGCAAGAACTTTGTTCGACAACAAATACATATCACAATTTACAGATGAATGGGGCACTTGGGCAGATGAACAAGTTCCAAACACTTACTCTCATTACGCAGATCTAGCTATGGAGACTTTATTGTTAAGAACTCAACCCGCTATGGAAAAGAAAACAGGTTTAAAATTACACCCAACCTATTCTTACGCAAGAATATATAAAGCTGGTGATGTTTTAAAAAGACACAAAGACAGATTTAGTTGTGAAATATCTACAACATTAAATCTAGGTGGTGATCCTTGGCCAATACATTTAGAGCCAAAGAAAAATGTAGGTATACCTGATGGTAAAAAAATAACTGTATCCAGTCAAAACAAAGGTATTACCGTAAATCTAAAACCTGGTGATATGCTTGTTTATAGAGGCATGGAGTTAGAGCATTGGAGAGAAGAGTTCCAAGGCGATAATTGTGCTCAAGTATTTTTACACTATAACGACCAAAAATCTAAAAATGCTGACCAAAATATATATGACCGTAGGATACATTTAGGACTTCCTGCTTGGTTTAAAAAGTGATATATCCTTATACTGGAGAGAGTGTCACCACCATAACACCACACTCTCTCCTGTTTAAGGATAAATTATGTTAGGACTAAGTGCATTTTCAGAGTTTCCGTTTGCAACAGCAGCCGAAGATAGAAACGTAACTATCACAGCTACTAAGACATCGTTAACAATAACGATAGGTAGCATAGGTATTACGGCTGATTCTATTGTAGAGGATGCTACAGCAAACCCATTAACACTTGGTTTTGGTACATTGTCCATAACTGGAGAGGCTAATTTAAGCCCTACAGGAAGCCCACTAACCTTGGCTACTGGAACAGTCACAGTCACAGCAGATGCTAATATATCGGCTAGTGCAAACAGATTGACTATATCTTCCGGTACTGTTACAGTGACTGCTGACGCAAATGTAGATATTACTGGTAGTCAGTTGACGTTGGCTACAAAGGATGCTACGGCGATAACATGGAGTGCAGTGGTTCCAGGTGCGACTATGATCTGGACACCAATAGAACCTTATTAATATGGCATCAAGTTTTTCGACAGATACAAAATTAGAACTCATAGCAACTGGTGAAAAAGCTGGTCTATGGGGCACAATAACAAACACAAACTTACAAATATTAGAACAGTCAGCCACAGGATATTTAGATCAATCTATGGCATCTGGAGATGTTACATTAACTTTAACTAATGGTGCAACTTCTGATGGTAAAAATGCTTTTTACGAATTAACAGGAACCTTAACTGGAAATAGAACTTTGATAATGCCAGCTGGAGCAGAGAGATCTATTATCGTAAAAGACTCTACAACTAGAGGAAGTAGTTCTACACTTTTCTCTTTATCTGTACAAACGGCTAGCGGAACAAGTATTCCTATTCCAATAAATGCAACCGTTGCAGTTGTATCAGATGGCACAAATATGAAACTGGGTTTATTATCAAAAGGTTTTGGAACTGTAAACTCAGCCTCAGTAACAACTTACATAGCGGTAGCTGGCGACCAACTTTTAACAAATACAACAACTGCAGGGATAACAATTACATTACCTAGTTCAGCTGCAACTGGCGATGAACTAGTGATAGTAGATGCTAGAGGAACTTTTAATTCTAATAATTTAACTATAAACAGAAACGGTCACAATATAAACGGAGCTGGAAGTAATTTAGTATTATCAACAAATGGTCAAGCCATAACTTTAGTATATGTTGATACAACTCGTGGCTGGGCTTTTAAAACCAATACAGCATAGGAGGATGAATTATGCCTCTTACACGAGTTAACTTCGCACCCGGAATAGACAAACAAAACACAACTGTTGGCGCAGAGGGACGTTGGGTTGATTGTAATAACGTTAGGTTTAGATATCAACTACCAGAAAAAGTAGGTGGTTGGTCCTCTTTAGTTACAGATACTATTGTTGGTGTGGCTAGAAAAATGTTTCCGTTTGTAGATTTAGATGGAAACCGATACGTGGCTATCGGAACAGATAAACTTTTACTATTATATTTTGAGGGTCAGCTTTATGACATTACACCATTAGACACTCAAATAACAAATGCAACCATACAAACATTTTCAGGATCAAGCTTAGTAACAATCACAAGCAGCACTGCACATGGTTTAGAACCTGGTGACATTGTCTTTTTAGATGATACGACACTACCAGGTAGTAGTGGTTATTCTACATCTGATTTTGATGGTAAAAAATTTCAAGTTACAAACGTTTTAAACGCTACACAATTTCAAGTAACAGCAACAACTTCAGGCACACCAGCGAATGCTGGTCCTGGTGGCAGTATAGATATTGCACCATACGTAAGAATAGGTCCAGCTGCACAATCTTATGGTTATGGTTGGGGTATATCAGAATGGCAAGGATCTGTTGCTGGTGCTGCAACATCAACTTTAAATGGTGCATTATTAAATGATACAAATGGTACAGGTGGATCTGGAACAAATATTACACTGGCCTCAACAACAAACTTTACTTCTGCAGGCAGAATTTTAGTAGAAAGTGAATTAATATCTTACGCATCTATTGCAGGCGCTAACTTACAAACTATTGTAAGGGGAGTAAATGGAACAGATAAAGCCGCTCACTCAGATGGCACAGCTGTAACGGATGCTACAAATTTTTCTGATTGGGGTGAAGCTACAGTTGCATCAACAGTGCAACTAGAACCAGGGCTTTGGTCATTAGATAATTTTGGACAAGTATTAGTAGCAACAATCGCCAACGGTAAAACATTTACTTGGGATGCAGGAGGCACATTGCCTTTAACGACAAGAGCTGCAACAACTACTTCTGGTTTTGCAACAGGCAACAATCCTACTGCAACGAGAGCTAGTTTAATATCACCAACAACAAGACACTTAATTCATCTTGGAACAGAAACAACAATAGGAGATCCTACAACACAAGACGATATGTTTATAAGATTTTCTGACCAAGAAGATATAAATACTTACGCTCCCTCTGTAACAAACGCTGCGGGCACACAAAGATTACAAGATGGTAGTAGAATCATTGGATCGTTAAAAGCTAAAGAAACAATTCTAATATGGACGGATAATGCACTATATACTATGAAATTTATAGGTGCGCCTTTTACATTTGGTTTTGAACAAGTGGGTACAAACTGTGGACTTATAGGTAAGAATGCTGCAGTTGAAGTAGATGGTGTTGCATATTGGATGAGTCCTAACGGTTTCTTTTTATACGATGGTACGGTTAAAACACTTCCTTGTTCTGTAGAAGATTATGTTTATGATCAATTAGATATTACAAAAGGTCAACAAGTAAACGCTGGATTAAATAATTTATTTGGTGAAGTGACTTGGTATTATCCTACTACTTCATCAACATACAATGATCAGTATGTAGTTTATAATTATGGTGAAAGCAGACAATTACCTATTTGGTACATAGGGACAGAAGCTAGAACAAGCTGGATAGACGGAACTATATATCCAAAACCTTTTGGAACTAAATTTGATTCTACCGCAGAGGGCACTTTTCCTACAATAGTTGGTGTATCTGGATTAGGACAAACCACGTTGTTTGAACACGAGATAGGCACAGATCAAATCAACCCTGATGGAACAACTACAACAGTGTCATCAAATATAACATCATTTGATTTTGATTTAGATCTAGAAGGTACATCAGGTCAATTCTTTTTATTTATGCGAAGAATACTACCAGACTTTAAAAATCTTGTAGGTAATGCTAAGATAACCATGTCAGTAAAAAGGTTTCCACAACAAACCGACACTGCAACCACGTTAAGTCCTTTTACAATTACGTCATCAACAAACAAAGTTGATACTAGAACAAGAGGACGATACGCAAATATTAAAATAGAAAATGATGGTGCTAGTGAATCTTGGAGATTTGGCACACTAACATTAGACTTACAACTGGACGGTAGAAGATAATGGCAATAAATTTAGGAGATGCTCTTTCATATTTAGATATACCACAAACTGGGATTGTTTCTACTCAACTACCAGCTGCAAACCCTATTACTCCAGAGTATGATGTTGAATTTGACATTGATGATACGGGTAAGATTGGTTTAAGATCTTATTTAAAAGAATTAAGAGACAAGGCTGGAGAAGGCATAGGAAATCTTACAGATAAAGGACTATCTTTGTTTGATGATAGTAGGAGATCTAATTTAATTAGAGCAGGATTAGGTTCAGTGTTGTTTGGGCTCAACCCTCTTACAGCTATTCTTGGAGCTGTTGTTGGAGCAAAAACTCCTGCAGCATTTGATTATTTTCAACAACAACGAGATAAGCAAGAAGAAGCAAGAGCTGCAGAAGAAAGAGCTAAACTAGATGCATACTTTAGAGGACTTGAAGCTAGTGGCGGTGACTCTGGTGATAGATACGATGGAGCTAGTTCTTTTGAAGAATACTCGGCAGATCCAACAGGTTTTTCAGGGAGTAGTTAATGGCTAAGATAGTAGTAAGATTACCAGAACCAAAACAAGAGTATGATATCTCTAATCAAAAGCAGATTAACAGAGCTTTGACTACAGTTGTAGAACAACTTAACTCAACGTTTTTAGAAACAGAAAAAGAGGAGCAACAAAGATTTAATTTCTTTTTATCGTAATGGCAAATGTTTATAAAAATATACAAGCAACAATTAGTTCAGCTGGGTCAGATGTAAGTATGTACACTTCTCCAACAGCTACAACATCTATTATAAAAACCATAAGACTATTTAATACACATGGTTCTGCTTTAACTGTTACGACTAAAGTTAGAGACAGCTCTGCTAGCACTGACTTTGAATTTAGCACAAACGTAGTAAATGCTAGCGATAGTGCTGATATGCTAACCTTTAATAACATTTTAATATTAGAAGAAGGTGATATACTAAAGATGCAAGCTGCAACCACTGGTGTTATAAAAATGACAGCTTCAGTATTACAAATAACGAGGACATAATGCCATTTATTGAACAAGAAGCATCATTGAGATACGAAGAGATTAACGGTAAAAGAACACCTATTATTACACCTCAGAGTGAGGTAACTCTTACTAACACTGTAACAGGTAGAGAATATATGTCTGATGCAGAGGCTATGGCCGATGTAAACGACCCAAATACAGATACTAAATCAGAACATCTAAGAAGAGATGTTAAAATAACAGTAGAAGCATTGCCTTTGGGCGGTGATTCTAAGTTGTAAACTATGAAAAAATACAATAAAACGATATTATGGGACTATTAAAGAAAGCAAAAAGTTTTGTTAAAAAAACAGTTAGGAAGGTGATTCCTAAGGAAGTATCAGGTATTATGCAAGTTGCAGCACCTTTTGTAGCTGCTAAATATGGTTTTATACCAGGCCTTGCAACGTCTGTGGCTGGTCAACTTAGATCTGGTAGAGGTAGAATTAGTCCTCTTCAAACTTTATTATCTGTAGCTCCATCACCACAATTTAGAGGATTCACTAGAGGGCTGCCTGGTGTTGCAGGAGACTTTGCTTTGAAAGCAGATCAACTTTTATATGGTGTGTCAGATGCTGCAGACATGAAAAGAGCACAAGGTCTTTTTGGTTTTGCCGGAGATTTTAAACCTCTTCAAGGTAATTTGTTAGCTCCTGGTGGAGAATTATCAAAAGCAAGAGTAGGTGCAGCCGTGGCAGCAGGTTTAACATTAACACAAACACAAGAACAAATAGAAGAAGAAGGCGAATCAGCAGGACTAGAACCATCTGAGGTAGCTAGATTACAAGCAGAAGCAGCTGAAATGTGGGAGGATTTTGACACTACAGCATTTAGACCTAACGTGGCACAGGGTGGTTTGATGAGAACAAACTATGCCCTTGGATCAATGCCCACGGAACAAGAAAGTGGTTTAGGAGGTCTTCCAATTGAGGCAGATATGCGCTATAGTGGA